TGCGGTACACGGCTTCTTTAGCTGCTCAGCTAACGGCTTCCACTCGGTGCGCGGCATGGCCTCTTCAAGCACCCAATAGACATGCGCACCCCGCCCGGATCGAATCAATGTCGGGCGTGGAAGTTTGTGCGTCCTACAAAATGCTTTGAGTGCGACTAGCCCATCTTCCAACGTGTCGTATGGCTTACCGGGACCGCAATCGAGGTCAATAAAAAAGCTCTTCAGAGATACCGCATTTGCAGCAAACCGCCCATTTTTGGCAGCAGCAAACTTCGCCACCGCAAAAAATACGTTAAAGCCTTCATCCCCAAGGGCTGTGGACTTCGTATCGAGATCATCAAGGTCAATCGCGGGGCGCTGCTTAACTACTTCCCGGTTGTTGACTATCTTTAGACCCCAGCTAAAGTAGCACTCCCCTTCGTCCAGAGGCGGGAGTATTAATTGTAAAAACTCCTTGCGTGAAAGCATGGCCGTCCTTAACGCGCCGTCAAAGAGAGGTTGGGCAGGGGCGTGACGGCGACACCCTTTTCGGTAGCGAACCTAGCCCCCTCAAACCTTCAAGCTAACTTCTTTATTAGCTCACTCATACGATCTTGGTGCTTATCGGAAACAACAGACACGCCGCTAAACCAGTTGTACACGGTCACGCGACTAACACCGAAATATTTGGCTATGTCTTTTACGGGGATGTCGAGCCGCACACATAGCTGCGCGAGGCGCACTCCCAGTAGCTTCTGATCTGCATCGTCAATCGTCTTGATGGTTGTCAGTGAATAGCCAGTAGGCATTACTGATCATCCCACTCGTCAAGGATCTTGCTCAGGTCTTTCTTTTCTGCCGGTGCTTCATCTTTCTTTGCGGCTCGTTTTACCGGCTCTTCTACAGCTTCGACCTCTTCCGCTACCTGCGCTGACGGTTTAGCCTCCAGCCTCGGGGCAGCTTTTACTCCGTCCGCTTCTGCAACCGTCATAGTGATAGCGCGTTTCGCTGCGGGGGACGCCCCTTGCTGGATGACTGTCTCATGCTCGTGTGGCTCCAGCACGCGAACCGGTTTGAACGTAAGCTTGGGCGTCGCGCTGCTGGTGTCGAACCGCATCTCAGTCACTACCGCCGTGACCGGCACGCCTTTGCTGCCAATCATCTTTGCGTACATCTGCAACGGCCATTTACCAGCTTCGCCGCTACCGAAAATTGATGCCCCCGGAAGGGTAAGCTGAAACACGTCGCCACCAATGTCGTTGGCTAATACGACTGCCAGCCTTTGACTGAAGCGGCATGCACGGCTTTCGCCCTGACCGGAACCTTTAGCGTTCTGCGGGCAATCGAAACACCGCTTAGCTTGTGGGTTCTTAGCCTTGTCACTGGGTGTATCCCCATTGGCCGACCAGCAGTCGGGGGCAGTAACTTCACCGCCTTCGGAATACTGCTTAGCGTAGAACGTGCGCGATACCTTCTCGGCTGCGGCTGCGATCACCACATTCATAGCGCGATCTTCGTTCTTGGCGACTTCTTTGCCGTTGACCATCATGCGCCACACACCGCCCTTGATGGAAATCCTCTTGGACTCACCGCCGCTTGAGCCGCCCATCAGGGCTTTGGTAGCGTCATCCAGTTGAAGTTCCTTTAGGTAGGAAGGAAGCCCTTGGTCCAGCACTGCGAGTTCGTTGCTCATTTGTTGCTCCTTAGAAAGTAGTGGGTTGTGCGATTGCGCGGGTGAGGGACATAAAACCTTTTTGTAGGTCAGTTTTGGCGATGGCGACCCAACGTTTGTCCGTTTCGTCCATCTGGTCTAGCGATACGATGAGTTCCCCGACTTTTGCGGCCAGTTCCTTCACGCCGTTTATGCAAGCGATCTCGTGCTCATTGAGTTCACGGCACCCCTTAATTTCTCGGTGTTGGTTTTCCATTGCACTCTCCTTAGCGTTTGACAATCACAACTGTTTGAGACACATCCGCGTTTAGCCCCGGAGGATGTAGATCGGGGTTCTCTTCGAGAAACTGCTCCATGTTCGCCGTGTTGATGCGTTGGTACAGCAACTGCATGGCGTCTTGGTCTTTGACGAATTTATAGAAAGCATCCCAGTCGGTAGGCCAAAACCGCTTGGACGTTCTTCTTGAGATGGTTCCGTATTCGGTGCGTATCGTAGAGGCACCCTGCTCTTTGCAGATCTCCAATAACTGTTTGGCAATTATGTCTAATTGCTCTTCCAGTTCCTTGTCCTGCTTAGCAAGTTCCCTACGTCGCTCACGAATCTTGACGTAGACTTTTGTGAGTTTGTCGGCGGTACACGCCTCTGTTTCTTCGATCACTGCACTCTCCTTCGCTTGTAAAAGGAACCCCTATTATAAGGGTGTGGTTTACATTGTCAAGTATCTTCGATCACATTTTTATAAAGGTCTATGACCCTCGTGTGGATGTCCACTTTTTCTGACAGCATCTTGTAGACACGATGCTCGACAGGGCTTCCTCGTAGATGCACCACCGTACAGGGGTTGCGTTGCCCAGCGCGATGCACTCGTGCATTGGCTTGCAAGTATGTTTCGATGGAGGTGATCGGCCCCCACCATACTACGACATTCGCGGCGTGTAGCGTCACACCGTGTGCGGCGGCTTGTGGTTGGATCACAAGCACTTGAGGGTCGGGTTCCGTCTGGAACCGCGCAAAAATCTCGGTGCGCTTAACGGCGCTGACTCCACCGTGGATGACCTCGGCTGCAATCTTACGCTTCTTAAGTTCGTCCGAGATGATCTCAATCGCGTGTTTGAACGGCACGAACACGATCACCTTATGACTCGCCTCGTCGATCACCTCGATCAGTGCTTCCATGCGGTTCTTCGCATCGAACGCAACTACCTCCCCAGTATCGGAGTAGACTGCGCCACCTGACAACTGCAAGAGCTTGTTCAGATTCGCGGCTGCGTTGACCGTGGTGATCTCTTCACCCGCTGCTACCGTCATCATGTTCTTACGGATGGCTTCGTAGAATTTCTTTTGTTGTGCAGTCAGTGGTACGTCCCGGTTCACGTAGGTCATGTCCGGAAGGTCGAGGCACTCTTCCTTCGTAAAACGTATTGCTGGTTGCAGCGCATCGTGTACTGTTTCTTCTGAGTTGCGCTTGGGCACCCACTTGAACTGTGTGATCTTGAGCATCACCATGTCACGGAACGCGCCGAAAAACTTGGGCACTCTGCTCGGCACGATGAGCTTGGCAAGCCCGTAAGCGTCCGTCGGTGACTGCGAGGCCGGGGTACCGGTCAACATCCAAACCCAAGTGTCGGCTCTAATTAAACTGGCGAGCGCCTTCCATCGTTTTGTGCTGACGTTTTTGTAGGAGTTTGCTTCATCGACCACGATCAGATCAAAAGCCGCAGCCTCGATCTCGTCTCGGATAATCTCCACCCCGTCGTAGTTAATGATAACGAACTCTGCATCGCTTTTGATCGCCTCGACGCGCCGCTCTTTGGAATAGCTATGGGCTATAGCTACTGTCCGGTGCATAGCGAACTTAAATAGGTCCGCTTCCCATGCTGACTGCATGATCGACAACGGACAAAGCACAAGCACCCGCTTGATGTGCCCTTCATTCAGTAGGTAGTCCGCAGCCCAGATAACGCTTGAAGTCTTGCCGGTGCCCTGTTCGTTAAAACAAAACGCCCGTCGATGCAAGGTCAGGAACGATGCGGTTTTCTTCTGATGGTCAAACGGTTTATACAACCCCGGCCATGCGTACTTGGCGCTAATCGGGGAGGGTACATTCTTGATGCGCAGATTCTTTAGCACCTGCGCTTCTTCCAGCCCCCACTTGACCAGCACTTCGCCTGAATCCAGCACCTTGGACTTCGGGATGACGGTTGTTATGCGGTTGGGTTCTCTGACCCTTAGCAGCAACGCTTTATCGTCTATGATTTGCACTCTTTCCCCATACGCCGACAGGCCGAAAGTGGTATTTCCACTCTCAGCCCAGAAACTGCTCTAGTTGTACTGCGTACTACTTTGCTTCGCGCTTGCTACGTTCGGACGTGAGGTTGCCCTTGCTGTCCCTGCGAAACGATCTGTTCTTCGCTTTGGATTCTACACGAACTCCGTCCTTCGTGGAACCCCCCTTGTCGATAGCCTTCGTATGGGCTACGTCCATGCCATCGCCCTTACGTACTTTGCCTTCGCGTAGCAGTTTGCGTCGGGCCGCGTTACGCTGGGCACGGTTCTTCTTTTGTTGCTCGGAGCCTTGGTACGACTCATACTCATGGTCGTAGTTCCGGTCAGCTTTGTTCTTGTACGGCATCGCACACCTCTAATAAGTAACTTTGCCATTATGCACACAGTCCTTCACCGCGCAATACTGGGCGCAGGTGAAGTTGGGGCGCGGGTTCCACACGTTTAGCTCCATCGCCTTTTCCAGTCGGCTTACGTCCTCAATCCACTTCAGCCACTGCGCCCCGGCACTGCTTTTATTGTATTCGGCCTTAATGAATTCGTTGGCAACCACAAACAACAGCCCCGCCTTGATCCGTTTGACTTGTGGGAAGTGTTTGAAGGTTGCCAGCGACAGGATCTCCAACTGCTTGGTGTCGGCGTATTTAGCGGACTTGCTTGTTTTGTAGTCAACGATGTAGGCGCTATCGCCACGCAGCACAATCAAGTCGGCAATCCCACGCCACCAAACATTTTTATCGGAGAACTTACACGGTTGCAGATCCCGTGTCATCCCCATCCTGTACTCGCACAGCTTCTCGCCGTCCATGTCCCGTAGCTTAGTGAGCGGGGCCAGCATTTCTTGGTACTGCACGGGGATCGGAGTGCCATCTTTGATGAAGTGTTCGGCTGCACTGTGTACCTTCGTGCCGAAATGCAGGTGTTCCTGATACGGCTCCACAACATCTTTCTTTACCTTAATCCGGTAATACTTGTGCGGGCACAGCTTAAACGAATCAAGCGCCGAGTACGACCATTTAACATTCGCCATAATTACTCCCTACTCCTGACTCGCAGTTTAACGGTAGTGTTTGCGCCCAGTCTGGACGCCATCGCATACATTCTTCCACGTAGGCTTGCGCCACTGCGGCTTCTTCTACAGGCGCGATACAAGCAACTGCGTCGTGAACCGTCAATACCACGCGGTACTTATTGCTGATTTTGAGCATCTGTTCGGCAATCACACACCGGGCAACTGCTTGACAGATGTTCTCTACCAGCTTACCGCCGTATATCTTGGTCGGTCCCTTACGGGTCTTGTACTCGTACTGCTCCTTACCCTCAGCGTCCGTTACTTTGGTCAGCCCCTCGTATCGTTGCCATAACCCGCTGGGGAGCTTAAATCCGTATTCCCTTGGATCAAACTGCACTGCGTCTACATCGCCAAAGCTAGAGGCGTTGCCGGTAATAATAGCCTCGATACACCGCTGCCCTTGGCTCCACAGTTTCGGGATCTTGGCATACGTAGTGCGGTACACCTCGATAATACGTTTAGCTTCATCAAGTTCTATATCAGTACCAAACGTCTTTAGCTGTGCTTGGAACTTAACTGCGCCCATGCCATATCCGGCACCAAGGATTGTGGTCTTGCCTACAAACCGCTCATCTTTGGAGATTTCGTCTTCTGCTTTGTTGTAGATAGCAGCAGCCATGATCTTGTATACGTCCTCCCCCCTGTCGAACGCACGCACCAAAGCAGTCTGCCCTGCCAGCCACGCCACCGTCCGCGCTTCGATCTGGCTTGAGTCGCAGTCGATTATCACGTACCCCTCCGGGGGTTTGATAGCGGCTTTCAGCTTACCGGCGTTCTGCCCCCTGCTTGGCAGGTTCTGCAAGTTGATCTTGTCGTCACCACCCCACCGTCCAGTGTGCGCGGCGTAATACTTGATGGGTACGGGCAGCTTGCCCCGCTTGCTTATGTCGATAAATCGCTGAGTGCGCGTCTCTTCCAGAGTTGTTTTAGTGCCCAGCCTCGCCGACACCAGCGCCTGAACTCTTGGGTCGTCATGCTCGGCTAACGCTTTGAACTCCTCGTCGGTTTTCGCAAACGCCCAAGTTTCTTTTCCAGTACGGGCGGAGATCTTGCGTGGAGGGATTACTTTAAGATGTTTCAGTAAGTCAGCGAACTGATCGTTCGACATCAACGTCTTTTTATCTGCGTTCGCAGCCTCTAGTAACCGCTCCTTCTTGGCCTTCACGTCAGCCAAATGCTGCTCCAGCAACGCCGTATCTAGTTCAAGCTCGGGGTCGATGAACATCTTTAGAGTAGTGTCGATGACTTTAAGCTCCTTCTTGGGGAACGGCCCCAATAAAACTTGGAACAGATCGTAAGTCAACGCCACATCGTTACGGCAGTATCTCCCGTAATTCTCCAATTCTTCTTGAGAGAAGTCGGCTCGATGCTTGCCCAGCGCATCGAGTACCTCGGTGCCTTTCTCCCCAAGGCTATACCGTTCTGCCAGTGCTTTGAGACTACCTCCCGCATCGACCCCGTGGATCGCACGTGCCATACATAGTGTGTCGAGCCATCCTTTTGCGGTAATGCCGAATCGCCATGACAGGATTGCCCCATCAAACATCGTGTTGTGCGCCAGCACCAGCGAGTTAGCCCAATCGAACCCCCGCAAAAACTTGCGCGTCTCGTCCATACTCCCCGAGAACCACGCGGTCTCCCCGTCATCAACCTTTACCGCGACCCCGATAACCTCAAACTCATCGGCACGTACGTACTCCTCTGTCGTCATCTTGGACAGGGAGTACGCCTTGTCGTAGTACGTCTCAAAATCGACGGTAATGATCATAGTACCGAGCCTAGATGCCGGACCATGTTTAGAGCTTTTTCCGTGGGGACCAATTTGCGTACGCGTAGGTTCTCCTCGTCGCCAACCCGAGAAATCCAACCAGCTTTAATTAACTTCTTTACTCGCGTATGCGTAGTAGCTTGTGATGCTTCACTGAAATTTTTTATCAGGGTCATCGTAGGCACGTCGCCATGCCCTCGCATTCGCATCAACTCGTTAATGATCAGCGCGTCGGTGCTATCCAACCCGTACTCTGTGCGCAGCACCTTAGTGATTTGAGAAAAGTTATCGAGATTCATCAGTCTCTCCTTATTCGGTAATAGTACCGCCGATCCCGGCCTTGGTACCAAAATTCAACAACTCCAGCATCTTCAAGCAAGCACATGTATCGCTCTGCGTTGCTCTCACTCATCCTCATGGTTCGGGCGATGTCTTTTACGCTAACCGAATACCTGCCTTGTATCCGACGCCCGATCAGTCGGAGCTTTGCCGCACTCGGCTTGGCTCGTCCCGTTACTGCTTCTTGTTCATCACCTTGATACATTTTTCGCACATGAATCGTGTGATTTTGGATTCTTTCGGGTCAACAATCAGCACCCCGTTTGGGCTGAGCATATCGGTGATGCCGCAGAAAGCGATCCGGTACTTGGTTCCGTTTGCGGTTTTTTCAGCCGCTTGCAAATGGGTTTGCATTTATTCACCGTCCACCAATGCGTGAAGATGCGCTGCTTCCGTCAAAATTTGCTTGGCTAAATCCCGCGCTTTGTCGGACGACACCCCGCGTTTACCGTTCAGTTCTGAGTACAGCATCCGCGCCAGCCCCTGAATGTTCAGGCACAGCAAGCTGAAGTCCCTATCTTTCTTTTTCATTAAGAAGTTCCTTTAAGTTCATCAAGTCTTGTTCGTAGTGTTGCGCTGCGGTTCGCTTGTCCATTGAGTGTCGTTGCACTTTGGTGCGCCGCCTAAGTTCTGAAGTTACGATTTGTTTGACCATGCGGATGATGCGTAGTTGCTTTTCGGGAGTCATTGACACCAATGTTCAGATAGGACAAAGCCGATAAGGAAGCCGACAGCAAAAGCCACAGCGGTGAGCACCAAGAGGTGCTCAAGATTAAATTGGAACATCACACCAATGCCTCGGGTTGGTTTAACTTCTTTTCACGTTCTTGTTTTTTGAACCACGCAACGATCTTCTTGCGCTGCTCCGGTGTTTTGAACGGCCAGCGCCACTCGGCTAAAGTCAATCCGCTCGGGTGCCTTAGGTTTTTCATCTAGTTCTTTCCTTCTTCGTAGTTTACGGAATGCTTTGGCTTCGATTTGTCTGACACGCTCTCGCGTTACATCAAGAATATTTGCTACCTGCTCAAGCGTGCGTTCTCCAGTGCCGTCAACACCCCATCGCAATATGATGGCTTTTCTTTCTCTTGGGGTTAAACTTTCAAGCATGTCAGATGTAACCTTAACAGTTTCTTTTTTATACAACGCCTCCTCCGGGGAGTCGTATGTTATTTGTCCTGTTATTGTGGGAAGATTTTGCGCAAGCTGATCAAGGTCGTCACGGTCCATTCCCCGTTCGGAGTAGTTCTTATGCAGCTTCATTGTAAGTTGCTCATCAGTCCACAAGTCATTGGGTGCCGCACCAAATATTTCCATTAGCTTTTTAGCAGCTACGCAAAATTCACCTTCTGAAGTGATGGGCGCTTTTTTGAGGGATATGAACATATTCAAGTCGTTGTAGTGGATGCCGTGATCCTTGGCGAATTTGGGTATAGATGTGTAACCCGTTTCTTCAATCAAATTAAGAATCAGGTTATTGCGAACAATTACCTTAACCCGATACTCGCTGACGGTATCTTCGCTCATGTGTTCTTCTCCTTGAGCTTGGCTTCGATTAACCGTACAAACGCTTCTTCCCATTCGCTGTCAGCGATTTGATTAACTTCCTCATCCGTCAGCCCAACCCATTCACGGGTTGGTTGTTTGTAAACTGGAACCCATTCATCGTCAGGAAATTGTGACCTGTCCACATCGTCGCAGTGGACATGTAAATGCGGATTGTTTGGTTCGATATACACCCACATCACAGGAATCATGCTTTCCTCCTCATGTGTTCCTTGGCTCGTGCGAGGCAGTCGTCGCAGATCCATCTGAACTTGCGTTTAATGCCTTTGTCCGCGTCACGCGTCTGATAGCATCCGGAACAGAACCGCTTGCCGGTTGCCTTGATCTCGCCATCTCGGGCTTCAGTTCTTGTGTCTGTCATAGCTGGTAGTTGTGCTGGCGCATACCGAGGATCTGCAACCAATGATTCTGAGTTTT